AGATGTAGAGAACGGGAATCGATAGCATGGAAAATGTAGTAAGCCACCTTAACGACAACTGGAAAATTTATTCGTTCTTTGTATCGGTAATGCTGATGGCTGGATTGTATTGGCTGAGCAAGTATTTCGCGACAAAGACAGAGTTAGCAGCGCACGTTAATAGCCAGGAAGAGCGCTTAAAACTAAACGAACTGAAGTTCAAAGACCATCAGATTGAGCACTACAAGCTACGCGATAAGGTGCATGAAATTGATAGCCACGTTAAACACCTTCCCAGCGCCGGAGAAAGCGCCGCCCTTCGAGAAGAAATCGCCCGTTTAAATGGACGATTAGAAGGCATGGAACCTGTGTTTAAACAGGTGTTAAACAACGTAAACATACTTTTTGAAAACGAGTTGCGCGGAGACAAGAACTAATGGCCATCGCAATTATAGTAAACGAACACGAACGCTTGAGTATTCTGCACTGCCTAGCAGCTATGGAAAACTACGCCGCCAATAACAGCATAATCCAGGGTGTGTGCGCCAGCTACGGCAACACAATGACCATTGATAAGCTAGGCACACAGCTACATTGGCTGAAAGAGCAAGGCTTAGTCACTTTGGAGCATCATGAGAGTTACACCATAGCCCGCATTACACAGCGTGGTCTAGACGTTGAGCGAGGCCTTGCCACCACACCAGGTGTTAAACGCCCAGGGCCGAGGTAACAACGCTAATGAAATTTACAATTAAAATCTGGCGTCAAACCGAACAATATCAGTGGGGATTCGCTCACGGGATCGCAGCATGTTGGGTTTTATTTGCCTTAATCTTAGTAACAGTGCTGCTACTAGGCTGAAAGTAAGGATTCAAGATGGCTAAACGCAAAGTAGCAACTAAAGCAGAAAAAGACATGATTGCTCGTTTTGTTCATGCATTCATCGTTGCGGAAATTGGCAATGAGGTGTTTCCCGAACACGCTAAATCATACCATGAACATATGCGCAAAGAATTCCCTGAGGGTTTCAGGCTGTTAGATGAATTCCAAAAAGCCGTGCCACGCATCCGCAAACAAGTGCTTAAGGAATTTCAAGAGCATAAGGATGACGAGAACGCATGAGCGATAAACGCACCCGTGGCAAGCCCAGCAAAATAGACCAGCTTCCCGACGACATAAAGTCTGAGCTGATTGAGCTATTGCGCGATAAATCCGTTACACAAACCGAAGTGCTTGAACGGGTTAACACTCTTATTCGTGAGGCTGGCTTACCCGAAGAAGAACATATCTCACGTAGCGGCCTTAACCGCTACGCCACGCGCATGGCCACAGTGGGAAGTCGCATTCAGGAAGCCCGTGAAGTGTCTAAACAATGGGTAGACCAGCTGGGCGGCAAGCCAACAGGTGAAGTCTCGAAAGTGCTCATTGAAATGGTTCGCACCCTAGCGTTCGACCAAGTGTTAAAAATGTCTGAGTCAGGGGAAATTGTTGAACCTAAGTTCATTAAAGACCTAGCCGTTGGAGTAGAGAAACTTGAGAAAGCCGCTACTGAAAGTACCAAGCGTGAAAAAGAAATCCGCAAGGCCATGGCGGAAGAAGCAGCAGAGCGTGCCGCAGAGGTAGCCAAAGCAGCGGGACTAACCGCAGATGGTGCTGCGCAAATTAAGCGTGAGATTTTGGGGATTGCCTAATGAAGCTGCCACCACAGCCTGCCCCTACACCTAAGGAAATCAGGCCCAGTAAAACGCAATATCAAAAAGCCATTGAACAATGCGACAGGCTTGAAACGCGGTTCGGCCTCCCTACCTTCATTCCCTTCGATGAGAACGAACTTTTACTTGGGTACCAGAAACGCTGGGTAGCCGATGAGTCACCGCTGAAGATTGCTGAGAAGTCCCGTCGAACCGGTATCACGTGGGCCGAAGCGTCAGACGCTGTGCTTACCGCCAGTAGAACCAAAAGTGCACACGGTACCAATCACTTTTATGTGGGCTCAAACAAGGAAATGGCTCGCGAGTTTATTGATGCAGCGGCCATGTGGGCAAAGGCCTTCGATAAAGCTGCAGGTGACATTGAAGAAGAGCTGTTCATTGATGATGGCCAAGAAGGCAAAGAAATTCTTACCTTCGTTATTCATTTTGCCAGTGGTTTTAAAATCCAAGCGCTGAGCTCGAAGCCGTCTAACCTGCGTGGTATGCAGGGTAACGTAACGATTGATGAAGCTGCCTTTCACGATCAATTAGCGGAAGTACTCAAGGCTGCACTTGCACTTACCATGTGGGGCGCAAAGGTGCGCCTTATCAGCACTCACAACGGTGCAGAGAACCTATTTAACCAGCTCATACAAGACAGCCGAGCAGGCAAAAAGCGTTACAGCATTCATCGTATTACGCTAGATGACGCATGCAATGAAGGGCTATACCAGCGCATATGCCAGGTTAAAGGGAATGAGTGGAGCCAAGAGGCCGAACAAAAGTGGAAGGACGATTTACTTAACGATACCGCCAGCCAAGAGGATGCACTGGAAGAATACTTCTGTGTGCCTAAATCGGGTGGTGGGGCTTACATCAGCCGTGCCCTTATCGACAAGGCCATGGTGCAACCCGACGAAAGTGGCCAGCCCACCGTTATCCACTATGCACAAAGCGCTGAGTGGAACCAGATGCGCCCCGACTTGCGTGCTGCTGATATTAAAGACTGGTGCAAAGAGGTATTACTGCCACAGCTGGAGAAGCTAAACCCAGAGCAGCGTCACTGCCTAGGTGAAGACTTTGCACGTTCTGGCGACTTAACGTGTTTATGGGTTGGTGTAATACAGCAAGACCTTAGCCTTCGCGTACCGCTTGTGGTGGAACTTAAAAACATTCCCTACAAGCAGCAAGAGCAAATTCTGTTTTTCATCATCGACAGGCTACCGCGCTTTATTGGCGCGCAATTGGATGCCACGGGTAACGGCGAATACTTGGCAGAGCAAGCAGTTGACCATTACGGCGCGGGGCTTATCGAGTCGGTCAAGATTACCGAGAACTGGTATCGAGAAAGCATGCCGCCTATGAAGGCCCATTTTGAGGACTTCACCATTATCCTACCGAGTGACGCTGACATCTTGGATGACCTACGCTCGATTCAAATTAATAACCGGGGCGTGCCTCGCATACCCGATGCGAAAACCGACACTAAAAAACAGCGACATGGCGACGGCGCTATTGCCTGCTGCATGATGGTTGCGGCCAGTAAAATGGAGGGCGGTGAAATTGACTACATGAGCCTGCCTTCCAAAGCCGAAAGGCGCGACAACCGCAACAATGACGACAACTACTCAATCCAACAAAGTGGGTGTTATTGATGGAAACCTACGAGCAAAACGGTACGCGCTTTCGTGTACGCGAACGCGGCCTTAAAACCAAACAAACCGACAATTCAGCACGCGTGGCGCAAATGCGCCGCGAGTTTGCTGAGCATCCTAGTTCTGGGCTTACGCCTGCCACATTGGCGGTCATTCTTAAAAATGCTGAACAAGGTAGCTTATTAGAACAGTGCTACCTTGCTGAGGACATCGAAGAGAAAGACGGTCACATCCAGGCTGAAATATTCAAGCGTAAGATGGCGCTAACCGATATCGATTGGCAGATAGAGCCGCCTGTGAATGCCACCGCCCAGGAACAAAAAGATGCGGCCAACATAGAGCAAATGCTGAAAGATGTGGAAGACTGGCACAACATCATATTTGGTATGGGTGACGGCATTTTAAAAGGCTTTTCAAACATTGAGTATGAATGGGGCTTTTACAATAACTTCCGTATTCCTGAGGCATTCGTGCACCGCCCTGCTACATGGTTTCAGTTACACCACGACGACCAGGACTGTATTGCCCTTCGTGACCAAACAGGCAAAGGTGAGAAACTACGCCCGCTTAACTGGCTGCAGCACCGTCATCCTGCAAAGAGCGGTTATGCCGCACGCATTGGCCTAATTCGTCAGCTTGCGTGGCCGTTCATATTCAAAAACTATTCGGTACGCGACTTAGCCGAGTTCCTAGAGATTTACGGTATTCCAATTAAATTGGGTAAATACCCTAGTGGTGCAACTGATACTGAAAAGAGCCGCTTGCTTCAAGCCGTACTCGGCATTGGTCACAACGCTGGGGGCATAATCCCCAAAGGCATGGAAATTGAATTTCACGAAGCAGCGAAAGGCGGCGGCAGCGACCCCTTCATGACCATGATGAGCTGGTGTGAGCGCATCCAATCCAAAGTCATTTTGGGTCAAACCCTCACATCACAGGTAGACAGCACGGGGAGCCAAGCGCTAGGCAACGTGCACAATGAAGTACGACAAGACATTCGCGACCATGACTTACGCCAAATTGCTAACACGCTAAATCGTGACCTTGTGTTGCCGATGCACGCGCTTAACAGCCTAAGCTACCGAGGCGACCCAAGACGTAAGCCGCGCATTATATTTGACACACAAGAGCCCGAAGACATCAGCCAATACGCTGATAGCTTACCCAAGCTGGTCGACATTGGTTTTCGTATTCCGGCCAGCTGGGCGCAAGATAAGCTGCGCATTCCGGAGCCTGAAGGCGAAGAGGCTATCTTGGCTCGCGCTGCCGCCACGCCTGC